AGGACTTGCAACGGCACGGAGAGTGCATTTAACGCGAGTTGCAACGGGATAAGGGCAACTTCGAGCAAGGGTTGTATAATCTCCATTATTACCGCCAACATTTCAAATAAAGGGGAAAGAGCTTCGACAACAAGGTTTATAACCGTACCGAGGACGCCTCCGAGGAGGTCGAGTATCGGGGTTAATAATTCCATAAGAGTTGATAAAAGACCCATTACCACATCGAGGACGGGTTGTAATCCCTCTCCAAGTGTTGACACGAGGTTATTTATACTCTCACGGAAGGACTCGCATTGTGTGTAAAGCACAAGCAATATCATAGCGATAGCGGCAATAATAAGTATAATCGGGTGCGCGGCAAGCGACGACAATGCCGATTGCAACGCGGGGAGCATTTTTATAATACTTCCGACGGTCGATACCAATTTGCCGATACCCATTGTAAGCGGCGCAAGAGCCGCCACGACCGCAAGTGCCTTCAATGCAAATTCTTGTTGCCCGAGGGTTAAGGAGTTAAACCACCCCGCGAGCGTCTGCAATTTTGGTACAAGACTTGTGCTAACAAACCCCGCGAGCGATTGCATAATCGGGAGTAACGACGACCCGATTTGCAAAGCGACGTTTGCTAACTGCGTTTTAATGGTATTGAGTACGTTGTCAAACTCCGTGAGTTTGCTTACTTGCTCGTCGGATAGCGCGCCGAGGTTGTCAAATTCCGCGGCATACGCACCTATTGCGTCACTCCCCGAGTAAATGAGGGGCAAGAGATTGTTTGCGAGTTTTTCGCCGAAAACATCGTTTGCAATCGCCACCATTTGCGTTTTATCTTCCATATCCGCAAGCGCGGTTATGATAGCGTAAAACTGCTCCTCGCTACCGTCAAAACTGTTTAAGTCAAGGTTTAATTTCTGCAACGCGGTCGAGGCAACCGACGTTACGCCCGTCGCGAGGTCTGCCGCGCCCGCACGCATTTTTACGAAGGCTTTGTAAAGTACCTCCGAGTCGGTGTCCGTCTGCAAGGCAACGTAATTAAATCGTTGCAACGCCTCGGCGGACATATCGTATTGCGTCGCAAGCGTCGCAATATCGTCCGCGGCGGATACCGCGTTTGTGCCGAGCGCGCCGAGTCCTGCTATCGTACCCGCGGCGGCAACCGAAACGGGCGTCAATGCTTGACCGACACCTTGTATCTTATCGCCGACGCCTTGTATCTTGTTGCCGAGTTGTTCAAATTTTAGGTTGTTGAGTTTTTCAAGTTGCGCCTCTAACTGTTGTGCTTTGAGTTCGGTTTGTGCGAGTTCGCTTTGTATTTGGCGATAGTGGGACGTGTCAGCGTCGCCGTTCTCCTCCAAAAACCTTAAACGTTCGCGCAAAACCTCCGCTTGTTTTGCGGTCGAGTCGATTGCGTCTTGCGCCACCTTTTGCGCGCGGGCGAATTTGGACGGGTCATACTCCATTTCCAAACTCTTTTGTAACGCGTTTAATTCCACTTGCGAGGACTTCGCCTCTTTGCGGACGGCGGACATCTGCTTATTAAATTGCGAGGCGTCCGCGCTTATTTCGACCGTCAAGCCGCGTATTTTATCCGCCATTTACTCCGCCTCCTTTTAAGAATTTAACCGCGTCCGATTGCGATATATCACGCACTTCGACGTTGCTTTTCTTTCTCGACATATTGCTTTTTTGGCGTAATGCCGTCTTGATGTTTTGTATATCAAGCGAAAGTATAAGCACGTAAAGGTCGTTAAAATGCAATCGAGCAATCAAGCAATCTTGTATCTTGTGTTCAACACATTTTTGATAAAGGGTTATTACACGCGGCATAATCAAGTCGGGGTTGCGCTTGTCTTTCGAGTTAAGGTTTAACTTCTTATGCAAGCGCAACAATTCTTGACTTGCCGCCGTTAGTTTTTTCCCGATACCGTGGACGAGTTGAGGACGATACCGAAAACGTACTTGATTTTATCGACGAGTTTTTCAAGGCGTGCGCCGTCTGCAAGGTCAAAGAGTTGACAAAACGACTTAAAGTCGGCAATCTCCGCGCCCTCCATAAAGCAATACAACGCTTTAAGATTTGAAAGGATATGCGCCTTGTTTTCCAAGAGTCCCGCCTTCTGTACGCGCTCGATGTACGCAAAAAGGGTTTCGTTTTTGGCGTTATGAGGAAAATTTGCCTCCCAACGCTCCTCTGCAAAAAGCGACGTATCAATCGCGACGTCGATTTCCTTTTCCTTGACAATGAGAGCGTTTGTTGCCTCGTCAATGGTCTTTTCCACGGCGGGAAGTTTTGTTTTAATCATTTTGTTTTACCTCCTTATGCGGGCATTTGAGGAAGGACAACCGAGTCGCCGAAAGTTGCGTACTCGGGGTCGTCGGGAGTTACGGTCATTTGCCATACGACAACGTCGCAACCTGTAACGGGGTCTTTGTAAACCTTACCGTTGCTTGCGAGCATATCCGTACCGCTAATTTCGAGCGGCGTTTCAAACGAGGACTCGTTGACGTCGTCGGTGTTTTGGTCGAAAGACTCGGAAGGACGAGAGGACGTAACACCGTAAAGCCACGTTTTCGCGATAGGCATACCGCCTTCGGAGTCAAGACCGCAAGTTTCAAAATAAATCGCGTGTACGATGTTTTTCTGCTGCTTGATTTCCGCGATACCGCTTGTGGTCTTAATTCTGCGCGCCATAGCGATTTCGTAATCGTCGGATACGTTGTTTGTGGTCATTGTACCCGTCTTGCCCTTATCGTTGACAATGGAGCAAATACGGCGACCGTCGCCGTAAATTGCCTTGACGGCAGAGTTTGCCTCTAACGCCATTTTGATTGCCGTACCATACGGAACGGGTACGCCATATTCACCGTTTGAAAGCACGGCATATTTGATATTCTGCACGTTAAAACGTACAAGAGTTTTCTTTGCGTCTGCCATTTTTTTATTTACCTCCGTTGTTGAGTTTACTTTTGATTGCCGCGAATATTTGCGGCTCGGTGCTATCAAAGCACCGTCGGATAAATCCCTTGTGCGGGGAGTTTTCCGCGTATTCAAGGACATTCGAGAGCGGGACGCCCTCTCGTGCCTCGCCTTTGCCGCCGCCTTTTTTCTTACGATGTACGACACCTTTTGCAACGCGCGTACTTCCGACGTATCGGCGGTCTTTGTATTTTGTTTTAATCGCCCAAGACTCCGCCATTTCACCCGTATCCTTCGGCGTAGCCGCGGCGACGGCGTCCTTAAAAACCTCCGCGCCCGCTTGCAACGCCTCTTGTCTTGTATCAAAAGAGGAGTGCAAAAACTCCGACAAAATGCCGTCGAGTTTTTCGGGGAGTTGGTCGGGGGTAATCTTACCCGCCATTGTCAAAGACTCCTATAAACAAAAATTCGACATTTATACCACGATACGGGTTGTCGAGGTCGTAAATGTCGCTTTCCCCGTTCGCGAGGCGTATTTTACTATCGGACAAAAACTCTTTGATAATCGCCTTTATCCGCGCTCTTACGTCCTTATAACGGGAGTCGGTTTTCTCGTAAGAGTAGTAATAATTTACGTCAACGTATGCGCGGTCGGTTAGCGGCTTACCGTCGCCGTATCGGCGGGGCGGGTTGGATATAAGGCGAAAGACGACGTACTCGTCCTTGTTTGCCTTTATTCTCCGTCCGTCCCTCTCGATGTAATCAACCTCGACGCGGCGTAAATGGTGCGACGTGACGCCGTGGGATAAAAGCACTTTATCCAACTTTGATTGTGTAATCGCGATTGCGTCCATTATCTCACCTCGTACTTCTTGACTTGAAATTCCAACATTTTGTTATCTTCAATGTAGTTATCCGCCGCCGACGCAAGGATAAAACAATGCGCGTCGTCCACGACACCGTTTTTATAAACCCTCACGTCCTCGGTGCATAATGCGTCGTATAACTTTTTGACAAAAGGAATACGCACGCGGGCGGGGCGTATTACGCCGTCGGCTTGTTGTTGTATAGCGGTGTTTCCGTAGGAATTTAACCACTCACAATAAAAACAATCCGTCATAATATCGACGCCGTTTTCGTCCTTACCGATTGATACCTCGATAGGTTGCCACGTTGTCGTTGACCCCTCGCCCTCGACGTATTTTGTTTGTTGTACGGCGAATTTTACGAGGGTGCGTTTACGCTTTACGGTCTGCGCCATACATTACCTCCTCAACTGCGATATAAGGGCAACAACCATACCGTCGCACTTGACAATATCGTTAATTTCGCCCTTGTCGCGAGCGTCCGCCCAAATACTCTTGATTGCGTACGCTCTTTGAGTCGTTAATTTTTCGGGTTTGACGCCGCTTTCGAGCATAAATTCGACCGCCTCGTCGATGTAGCCTTGTACTTCTGCTTTTTTGTGCGGGTCGCTATCGTAGTAGCCCAATTTATAAAGTATCTTGTCAACTTCGCTCATAAGTTGCAACCTCCAAATCGTTTACCGATTACGTATCGGCTCTTTTGATAACGCCCGCACTTTAAGCGTTAGTTTTTAGGCGTTTGCCTTCTTGCCGTAATAAAACTTGTTGGGTGCGGCTTTGCCCGCAACCATTACGTGCGCGGTGTACTCAATTACGCGAGTCTTGCCGTGGATTTCGGGGTAAATCTCGGTAGGCTTAACGAAGTTGAGTTTGTAGTTCTTTGCATTACCGACAACGAAGTCGCCGTCCGCAAGGTTTTCGTCAACCTCAACGGGTACGGTTGCGATTGTGGTAATTCCCGTATTGTTGTAAATCGGGAAAATGTAACGACCGTTCTTGTCCTTCTCGAAGGTCATTTCAAGGGACATAGAGCGGGAAATATAGACCTTTGCGCCCTTGCGCGCTCTGCGGGAGAGTTCAAGCAACGCGGACTTGATTGCCTCCGCCTCTGTACCCGCGGCGTATGCGTCGCCCGTGATTGCGCCGACGGTTACACCCTCGATACGCTCGTCCTTGCCCGTGCCGTAAAGCACCTCGTCGGCGAGGAGGAAGTTAATTTCGGTGGAGAGGTCGGCGAGGAGATAATCGGTAAACTCCTCGTCGGTCATCGCGAGAAGTTCCATTGTTACCTCGATAGTGAGAGGATAGTTACCCTGTGCAAGAGTGAGTTTGCCCCACTTGATAGCGCGGTCGTTTGCCGCAACGGTTTCCTTCTTGCCCTTGCCCTCTCCGTTGCTCGCCTCGATAACGTAAGGGAATACAAGCGCGCCCTTGATGTGGGTTGCGTTGACGTCACGGAGGAAGGGAGAGTCGGGGGTGTCGATTTCGAGAAGGTCATAAAGGACGTTCTGCGGGATAAACACGCCGCCGTTGTTTACGCCGTTAGCGTCTGCGGACGCCGCGGAGAAGTCCTCGCTTGTGGTGGTGATTGCGATACCGAGCGCGCGTTTCTCGTTCTTGTCGAGTGTCGCGGTGGTATTATGGAGCGCGGCGCGCACCTGCTTACCGAAGGCGGTCTTTGCAAAACGGAGCGCGTCCGCCTTGCTCATTCCCGCAACCTCCTCGGGTTTTGCGCCGTCAAAAAGGACAACCTTGCCTCTCTGCTCGGACGCGGGTGCGGGGTCTGCGCCGTCGTCCTTGCCGCCGTTAGGGTCGCGTGCGGCTCTTTCCTCTGCCGCTCTCTGTTCTGCGGCACTTGCCTCGTCGGCTTTTCTCGCCTCGTCAATCATAAAATCGCACTTTGCGATTTCCTTCTTGATTTCGGCAAATCTTTCCTCGGTCGCGCCCTCAACCTCTGCAACGAGCGCGGCGCGCTTTTCTTTGAGTTCCTTAATAGTCATTTTTCAATGCCTCCAAATATAAAAATTTTTGTTTTTCAAGCGATAAGGACGCTTGTGCCTTTGCCCTTTTTTCGTTATCCAACGCAACGGCGCGCGCATTATCCAATGCGTTTTTTGCGTTATCCAACGACGCCGAGCGGGCATATATCTCGGTTTGGGGATACGCGCCGTCATTTACGGCGGATACCTCAAAGACCTTTGATATTTTTGTAATACGTCGGGTCGGGATAGGTTTATCAAGGTCAAACCACTCCTCGCCCGATACCATAATACCAAACGCAAACGACATATCCTCCACGTCGCCACGGCTTACCGCCGAGCATAACTCGCGGGCGGTGACGTTGTTTTCAATGTCAAGTTGCGTATATATCGGCATACCCTTGCTATCGACGGATACGTCCATTGTGGAGCGTTTGCCGCGGCGATGTCTTGCAAGGGGTATCATAGCGTCGTTGTGGTTTACAAAAAACTTGATGTCGGACAAATCCGCCTCGTCGAGCGCGTGCGGGTCGATAATTTCATAAAACAACTCCGCGATAAGCGTGCGTTGCTCAAATACGATAGGGTATCCTTCGATAATACCCTTTAACGGCTCGATTTTAACGGGTTGCAACTCGCTTGACGCGTTGCGCCTTACGATTGCGGGAGAGTCGCGGGAAATAGGCTTTATTTCGAGTTTCTGCGCGTTATTCGGCATTGTCCTCGTCCTCCTTTTCGGTCGGTGTGGTTTCTGTTTTCGGGGACGCGGTCAACGTTCCCGTTTGATATTTGTTTGCGATTGACACGTCAATATAATTGAGCGATACGCGGGTCGGCTCTCCGTCGGGTTCGTATCCGAGGAGTTCGCGACGCTCCGCGCGGGACAACAACGCGTCCTCTTTTGTCATTTCGCAAATCTCTTGTCGGCGTTGATACGATAGGGATTGCACCAATCTGTCGTAATTTTTTATCGCGTGTCCGTACGCAATTTGACGAGGTGTAAAAAGCACAATTTTCATAGCCTCGACAATCGCGAGCAAAAGTCCCTCAACCTCGGTTTGATAAAAGGCGGTGTATTCGTCGTCCGTCCATTTTCCAAGATAGATAGGGAGCGACACACCGATAGGCGCGAGAATTTCGTCACGCACAAACGACAAGATGTTTGACGGTATGTCCGTCGCGTTAATGTTAATCGGGGTAAAATCGGACTCGTAGTCGGTTGCAACTATGCCGTATTTACTGTCAAAAAGGTGGTTTTCAAATTCCTCGCGGGTAATCGTCTTTTTATCGACGTCCGCAACGGTTTTCATTGACAAAATACCTTTGAGGGACAACGACGCCTCTAACGACTTTGGTATTGCCTCTTTGATAACGTGTATCGTCTGCAAGTTTGTCAAGAGTTCGCGGGTATCCGCTCGACCTCTTGCGTCGCCACCGAGATATGCGTTTGCACCGTAACCGTAGCGTATATGTACGACGTCCGAGTACGGCATATCAAGGACGACGTCGCCGTTAATGCTCGTAAGTTCGACGCGCATTTCGTCGCCGAGGTAATAAAGTTTGACGCTCGCGTGTTCTATCGGGTAGAGTCCGCGGGTAACGCGGCGTACCTTGTCCGTTCCGACAATCGGCACTTCGTCGTACTGCCAATAGATAAAACAGTTTTTATTTACCTTTGTGAGGTATGCGACCTTGTATAAAAAGTCCTTCAATCCGCAAAGAGGATTGACACGGTATGCAAAAAGGGCGTTGATGTCGTCGTTACAAATCTCGATGTGTCGCGGGTTTTGGTGTTCGATAACGGACTTGATTTTGCACTTTGACACCTCCTCGCAAACGCGATGTATTGCCGTCTTGACAATATCCGAGGTGTGTATATCCCTACCGTAAGAGGAAAACACGACTTTATTTGCGTTGATAAGTTGACTATTATAAACGCTCGCCTTGCTCCAACCGAGCAAATTATGTATTGCGTTGTTGAGAGTTCCCAAGCCTTTTAACCTCCTTCGGTGAAAAATAAAAGTGGGTCGATAAATGTAACGGACGAAAGGAAAAAAGACCGTTTACAAAATATCGACCCACTTGTTTTGATTGCTCAAAAGGGGTACGCGCCGAGAATATCGGCGGATACACGTATTTGATTTTATTACATTATACCGCTAACCCGTAAAAATGTCAATAGGTTTTTACGATTTTTCGGAAAAAATTTCAATCAATCCGTAAAAACGAGCGTTTACGCCTCGCGGGGACGCGTAAAAGTATGCTCTTTGTGGCATTTCGGGCAATAGTAAGTAACGTTAGTTATGCCGTATCGCGCGTCGTACTTGCCGATTAACTTGTTATGTACGGGGCAACGTATCTCGCGGCGGTATTGATTTTGATTTTGTTTCTTTTTCTCGCCCATACTCACGCTCCTATTTTCGACATAAACGCACTCTTGCACTCACGCAAGGTGGCGTATGCGATAATTTTTGACGCCGTGCCGTCGATTTTATTGCCGATGTATCCCGCGATTTTCTCGGGCATTACAAAACCTTTGCTATCGTGCTTGACCGCGGTATTGCGGAAACACCACGCGCAAATTTCGTTGTTGTTATAATTGACGTTGCGGTCGCGGAGGTCGATTTCGAGAGTACGGGTCGGAGTGTTTAACGCCTCGTATGACATCTTAATTTTTGTTGCGACGTCGCCGAAGTGTTGGCGGGTGATTTTTGCAAATTCCTTCGCGTGCCACTCGTCGTATCCGACGCGGTACGGGCGGATATGATACTCGTTGTAAATCTCGTATAGATACTCGGCGATAACGTCGTCGTCGATAACGTTGCCCTTGACAATGCGGCAAAGTCCCATACGCTCCCACTCGCGATAATCGCGCTTTTCGGTATTCGTCGGACTCTCGGTCGATTGTATATCCGCCGCCTTCGACTCGGGGACAAAGTACATCGTAAACATATACTTGACGGGGTCGTCGGGTTTCATAAACAAAAACGTTACGGCACAAAGGTCGTTTGACTCTGCAAGGTCAACGCCCACAATGCACCAAGAATTACGGAAGTCGTCGAGAGTAAACGTACCGTCGCACCCGATAATATCGGACTCGCGCAACCAAGCGCGGGAGGAAAGTTGTTTGAGGTTAAATTCCTTTGCGAGCGTAAAAGCGCGTTGCGCTCCGTTAATTCTCGCCTCCTCCACGAGGTCGCGGAGGTCGGAAATTTTCTTTACAACTCCCAACATCGGATTTGACTTGTACCACGAGTTTTCGTCGTTCCAAATTTCCGCCTCCGAGTCTTGCGTGTAGAGCCATACGAGCCAACGCGGGCGGTCAAGTTCGCCCTTCAGCACGCGGCGCGCCTCGCGCAATCTCTCGTCGAGGTATCCGTCGTGGACGACACCCTCGGTCGTAATCTCGATGTAAAACGGCTCGTCTTGCGTCGTCTGCGAGGAGCGGAGAGGCATTACGGTCGTGCGGTCTTTCATTTCGTGTACCTCGTCCACGATAACGATTTTGAGGTTTCGACCTTCCTTTGCACCCGATTTCGCCGACATCTTTTTTATCGAGCCTTTGTTTTGTGCGGAGAATTTGCCGCGCTTTTTGCGTTGTTTCGGGTTGCCGAAAAAGATACCTTTGTTGTTCTTACGGGTGACGCGCAACATCGCGCGGGACTCCTCGCGGAAGTTGTTTATACAATCAAAGATTAACCCCGCTTGTTCGTAGTCGTTGGACGCGCACATTACTTTTTGTCCCGCCTCGCCGCAAAACCATTCGGCAAGCACCAACGCCGCAACAAACGGCGTCTTGCCGTTCTTACGTGCTATAAGCAACAAAACCTCTTTGTATCGACGTACCCACCGACCGCCGCCGAGGAGTTCGTCGTCGAAAAAGAAAAAGCCAAATATTGCCTCGGCGATTGCTTTTTGATTGAGCGTTAATATAAACGGTTTGCCCGCAAACGGACTCTCGAAGTGTTTAATTTCCCTCTCGATAAACTGTATCCGTTTGTGCGCTCCTTCGAGTTCAAAACGGTATGTATCCGAGGGGGACAATATGTCTTGTATGCACATTTCGAGTTGCGTTTTGAGTTCGCGACCGATTGTGATTTCGCCGCTCCGACATCGCTTGTAATACTCGATTAAATAACTATGACGCCCGCCGACATCGTCGTTTATGACGTGCCAACCCTCAATAGGCACAATATCGGGGTTGACTAAATCCCACGCCGCCGCGGTCGTATTATTCGTAGTCGTCAAGTTCGTCGCCGTCGTCGCCGTCGAGTGCGCCGAGCATTTCTTTGTTTAGTTTCTGCATAGAGGATACATATTGTGCCATATACTTTACGCGCGTTTTTCCCGCCGCCGTTTCACGTTGCACGGCGGGGTTTTTGGGGTCGTAAATGATAGTCGGGAGGTGCTTTATCGACTCCAATATCCCGAAAACCTCCGCGACCTTATGTATGAGGGAGTCGTTGACGCGCAACTTTATCTCGTCAACACCCGCCTCGGTGTAGAGGCTTACGAGCCTTTTATATTCGGTTTCGGTGTATTCTTCCCGAGTCTTTGGGGTATTCTTTGGCATTTTGAGCCTCCTTTTTAGATTTTGCAAACTTTTCGAGAAAAAAGTCAAATTTTCGGTGTGGATATTTCCGAGT